CCCGCGACCAGTCGCTGTCTTTGAATAGCGTCCCAGGGCGGAGCCGATAAAACCACGGCTTATTATCCTTGGCGAAGCTGAACACCGCTCCGAGCGAGGCATGATAGGTGACATAGGGGTCGTCGACGCCGAGATTATCGGCGGCCTGCTGCTGCATGACGGAGCTGACCTGCTCGTAATAGGTGGGGACATAGCGGCCAGGCCGGCCGGTTTGGAACATGCGCAGGCGCATGGCAGCGCTGAAATCAACGCGTGCCTTGTAAGAATTGATGAACTCCCAACCGGACCAGGCGCCCACAGAATATGATCCGCCATCGCCGTAGACACCCCTGGCGAGGCGGATATACGAGCCGTCCAGCAGGAGGGCGAGTATATTCCAGTCGCCGTTGTAGTAAAGAGCGAGGGCTGAGACGGCATGGTCGCCGCCGATCTGCCCGAGGCCGGTTGACCAGGTACCTGCCGCCGTGCGCCGCTGAATGTAAAGCGATGTAGGATCGTTGAAGTCTGATGCATGCACCACTGCAAGATCACCGTTGGGCTTGAAAGCAGCTGCGCAGCCGCGTTCACAGGGGCGGGTATTCATCATAGCCGTCCATGCGCCGAAGGAAGCTCCGCTGTCTGTGCTTTTCTTGTAATAGAGGTAAACGCCATCATCGCAGAAGGCGATAACCTCAGTGCCTTTGGCAGCGAGGCCGACCGGTGAGCCGGCGCCGCCTCCCCATGAAGACCAGGACGTCCAGGTGGAGGATCCGGACGGGGAAGTGACACGCTGGTAATAGATGGCGCCACCCGCCCGGACGCGGCAGACAGAGCCGTCGGCAGGGATGGCGAGGGCGTGCTTACCGACGGCCGTTGCGTCGGTGCTCAATGTTAGCCGCTCCCAGTTGTAATCACTCCACTGCAGGGCTTCAGCGGCCACGGCTGCCGGGTGGCCGTAAGCGGCTATTTCAATTTTTACCAGGGGGCGGCGAAGAGCTGCCCGCTGGGCGGCGCAGAAGTCTAAGCTGAGTGTTCTCATGATTAAATAGAAATTCCAAATACCAAATTCCAAGCTCCAAACAATTCAGAAATTCCAATTTTCAAAACATTTGATATTGTCTGGAATTTGATTATTGGAGCTTGGAATTTTATCCATGTCTTTAAAGTAGCTTCACGTAGTCCCATCCCACCTGAGTGGGGGTGAAAGCGCCGCCGCCGTATATGGACCAATCCACGGTCTTGCCGGTGAGCTGGGCGAGGCCGTCCTGGGCGTTGTACAGCTCGTTGAAATAGGATACGAGGTTGCGCAGATCCTCGAAGGTCTTGTCGCTGCAGGTCAAGTTATTGGCCTTCTCGTAGTCCTTTTTCAGCTTGAGCATATAGGCGTGGTAATTGTTGGCCTCGGCGGCGGTGGGGGGCTTGGCGAGCTTGGTCTGGAACTTGAAGGCCTCACCGAAAAGCTCGACGGTCTTATCAATGAGGCGTTTCGCTTCGCATATGCGCTTCTCCCGCGGCGCCTCCCGCAGGTCGAAATGGCTGACGATGGGGTAGAAATAGAAGGCACGGCTGATGGGGGTTACGTCTACGCCGTCCTTGCGGCAGGATTCCTCGGCGGACCCGACCGCGGCGTCGAGATCGAAGGGCACATAGTTGTCAACCGGCGCAGCCGGGATTACGGGCGCAACAACCGGCTGCGGGGCTGCTACGCTTTCAGCTTTTGGGGGTGCTTCGCTTGTGATAGCGGCGATCTTGGGGGCGGCCTTGACCTTCTCCTTGTCGATCTGGCCTTGCACGATAGTATAGATGATGCCGACCAGGACAACAGCGGCCGGCCCGATCACATCAACCAGGAACTGGCCGACTGTCTGAGCCTTGGCCGGGTCCGTAATGAATAGACCGAGCGAACCGGCGATGATGGTTAGCAAAGTTACAATAATCTTCTTGTAACCGTCCAGGGGGGTTGTTTCCATGAAATTACTCCTTCGGAGTTAAATTCCAAGCGCCAAATTCCAAATTCCAAACAATTTCTTAATTTCGAACTTTATTTATTGTTTGGAGCTTGGTTATTGGAATTTGGTATTTCTCCATTTTTTATTTTTATATGAGAACGCATAAAGCGGTGGGTATTGGTTTTCCTGTATTTCGATAGTGCCCGGCGATATGGCGGGCGGCATCGATGATTAAGGCAGGGTCAGCGGCTATGCGGCGGCCTTCGTCGCCCTGCAGGGACAAAAGCAGCATGGCCTTTTCGAGGAGCAGCCAGTCGACTGAGCCTTCGACATCCTCAAGAACATCGAGTTTGTGGTGAGGGAGTTGCCAGCCGTCCGGGCACTTCGGATCAGGGGCGATGGCGAAAGCCTGAGCCGGTAGACCGTCGCGTAGTAGGGGCGGGTTTTCAAACCCGCCCGAATCCGCGGGCGCACCCTGTAGGGACGGGGCTTTAGACCTATCCGCTCTTGCGGGTGTTTCGGGCGCACCTGAAGGTACGCCCCTACGGTGTTTGATTGTTTTCTTTGTTCTCGGAATCATAGGTTTTCCTCCGTAACCATCCTTAGCCTTTTTAATTTCCTGTTGCTGTGGGTCGATATGCGGGAAAGTGCATCGTAGAACTGCCTGAACCCCTCGTTAGCCAACCGGCCGTAGTCATTATCAACACTGCCGCCGCCCGTATTGGCGGTATTGACCTGGTATTGCGCCTGCGAGCTAATGGCGAAGGCGGAGGCGCCCAGGGCGATCACGGCCTCGTGATATGCGGGTACGGTTGACGAGCCGGCGCTGATGCTGTGTTTCTTAAGCCAGCGGACACAGCAGTTTGTGCCGTCACCCGTATAGCCATCGAGAAATGAGAGGATGCCGCCCCAGACACGGTAGGGCCGGTATTGCGGGGGCGCCTGGTCCACCGGGTGCTCCACCGAGATTACATCAACCATGTCTGAAAGTGTGGAAAGGCTGACTTCCTGACTTAGATTTACAGTGGCGACGGCCGTCTTCTGTTCGAGCGGACAATACAGGGAATAGTCGAGCACGGCGCGTTCAATGGCGCGGTCGATTTCGTTATCAGACCAGCGGTAGTTGGCGCTGTCCTCGTCTTTCAGGTCACGTCTAACAGCGGTGCGCATAGTAGTTAATGTAGTCATTTATCCCTCACCCCCTGCCCCCTCTCCCGGGAGAGGGGGAAAGATAATCGAGAAGGGGCTACGCCCCTTCCTCAACATCTCCCTGGCAGGCGGGTTCAGTGCAGACATACGGGGGATACCCGCAGGTTGGCCTGCGCAGCCCTCACGGGTACGGGAATCCGAGACTATGCCATATCTATTTAATAATCTATTCATTACTTGCCTATTAATAACTTGAGATTGCTTCGCTTCGCTCGCAATGACGGAGAAGGAAGCCGGGGGCGGCCGGGTGGATGAGAGGCCGGCCGCCCCCGTATCGCAAGGAGGCGCTTAGCGGTGCGTTACTCCGTTAAGCCACCGAGTCAGCGCGGCTGTTAAGGAAGAAGAGTATGGTATCGGCTGCGAGGACAATGCCGATGATGGTATTGGCGTCGCCGCTGGTGGAAGGCGCGGTCTCCGTGACCTGCCCGTTACTGCTGCCTTCAGCCACGTATATCGGATTGCCGGGCGTGGCCCCGCTGTAGCCTTTGACCACTGCGGTATGGGATACCGGTATCACCTCACCGGTTGCGCCGCCTTTGAGCGCCACCAGGCGGCCCTGGATGACCGAGCCGACCGTGGCCAGGGCGGTTTTCCAGCCCGAGCTGTAGCCGAGTATGTCGCCCTCCTTGCAGGCGGCGGCCAATGTGACGGTTGGAGCGGCCGGTCCGGGGGACCATTGTAGCTGGCGGCCCTTGGCGGGATCTGAGAATGCCATAATTCAACTCCTGCGGAGTAAAATGCCAAATACCAAAAACCAAATACCAAACAAGTTCCAATTTCCAATTTGTTTAATTATTTCTTTCTATTATTTATTGTTTGGATTTTGGAATTTGGAGCTTGGATTTTTCTCCATGTTTATTTAGTCCTTAACGCCGATCAATGCGGCGGCCTTGATATTGGAAAATAGCGCCAGGCTGACGTACCACTTGATGCGAGTGCGAGAGGCGTCCTTGGTCTCCATCTCGCCGATGCGGATCACCTGCAGTCCGCCGCGGTCGGTGAGCCCGCAGATGCCGTCCTCGCCGAAGGACAGCGAATAGATGGTCGAGCAGGTATCACCGGTGTAGGCGGTCTCCACGCTGCCCGACAGCGTATGCGTGTCCTTGATAAAATCATTCACCGCGATGGGTATGCCGTTGTAGTACTGTACGAACTCACCCAGCGCGCCTTTGCCCACCTCGAGGTTGTTGCCGGCCGCCCTGGCCAGCGCCATGATCTTGCGTCGGGATCGCCTGCTCATCATCAGCAGGTCGGGTTTGCCTCCCTTGACCGCGTCGACAAGCTGGTCGATCATGGAGAGCGTGAGCGTGGCGCCGGTTGCGCCGGCGGCGATCATCTGATCGCCGGCCGTGCCGGTATTGATCAGCTTGACCAGGCCGTCGAACTGATTGGGGTTGGCTGTGTTATCGCCATAGATGAGCTTGTCTTCGAGCTCGTGACGAATGGCCTTGGCGGTGAGCTCGATGATGGCCGATTCAACGTCCTGTATATTAGAGCGTGTCTGGCGGATATAGTTGTCCACGTCCGCGTTCTGCCCCAGTATGGCCAGGGTGGCCGTCTTCTGAGTGAAAGTCACCTGCGGGCTGGTGGTCCAGTCGTCGTTCACGGCGTGCCATTCCGCCGAAGGCAGGGACAGCTCGCGGTTATATGTCAGCGCGTTGCCCTGTATCTCAATCCAGGGCAGGAGCTGCAGCAGCGGGCTGTCCTTGACGATGGTCTCGATAACGCCCTGGTACAGGACGTCGTTCGATAGTCTTGCGGCTTCGGTTAAAAGTGTTGCCAAAATAGACTCCTTCGGAGTTAAATACCAAATTCCAAAAATCAAATTCCAAACAAATTCCAAATACCAATTTCCAATTTTCCAAAAGCTTATAATTTTCTTCATTTATTTATTGTTTGGATTTTGGAATTTGGAGCTTGTATTTTTCTTCCTGTGTTTGGATTTTGGAATTTGGAGCTTGTATTTTTCTCCCTATTTATTTTTATCGCTGAGAATTCCCTGCTTGATCTTGTCCCTTGGTGACAGTCCTGACAGGTCGGGGGCCGACCTTTCGGGCGCGCCGGCCGGTACGGTCAGGTCCTTGAGTTCGGCCTCCAGAGTCGACCTCATCTTTTTCACCAGGCCGTTGACCTTCTTGATGGAGGCGTCGATCTCCTCGACCGAGCTACCGCTGATCATGTCATCCGAATAGAGCGGGCTGGAACTGATGGCCAGCTTGCGGTAGGCGTTCACGGCATCGTCCAGCGCGGCCTTGAGCCGGTCGCAGTCCTCCGATCGGGCGTTTAGCGATTGATTGGCCTCGCCGAGGGCGGTTTCCATCTCGGCCAGCTTGCCCGTATCTTCGGGCGTTTCGGGCGCACCTGAAGGTACGCCCCTACGCTCGGCTGGTGTAATGCCTTGAGATTGCTTCGTCGCTTCGCTTCTCGCAATGACATTTTCCTGTAGGGGTGAGCCTTTAGATTCGGGCGTATTGGCGGGGGCTTCCACCGTTTCGATATTGATTTCTTCGTTCATTATTCCTCCTGTATCCAGGTGCTGTATCCGTCTCG